TTGTACTTGAAATTGCTCGATTTGAGAGCGAATGATGGTACTTTTAGAGCACCACGATTGGACCCTGCTGCTGAAAAGTTGTCGTTCAACGTGCACTCGAAGTTGTTCAATTACACGGCTGAACCTGATTCCAGCATCAAGGACAAGTATCTTCAGATTGGAGAGAAAGTGCATGAAGCTGCGAAATGGGGTCCGCTTCCAGACAATTTTCTCACTGTTTCACATGTGAGACGGTTGTGTATAGAAGCGTGGGCCGTGTTGAAAGACAAGAGTCCTGGGACGACGTTCATTCGAGATGGCTGTACCTCAGTCGGAGACGTGTTTTCTAAATACGGCTTAGATTGGGTTGTGGCTGGTGTGATGGATCTCATCATTAAGCTGCTTGAGAGCGATCTTGAGGAATGTCGTACGTTGAGTGACCCCCTCCGTTTATTTATTAAAGACCAAGCGCACAAGATGTCTAAAATCGAGGAAGGCAGGCTTCGGCTAATCTTCGGTACAGGATTGTACGATCAGATTGTTGATCGTGTTCTGTACGAGGAAATGCTTAAGAAGGAGAAACAAGAATTCCGACGTATTCCAAATAAAGTCGGGTTCTCCTTCGTCCGCGGTAATACGGATTGGCTTGTGCGCGCTTGCTCACAACAGAAAGAATGGGTCAGTTTCGACAAGAAGGCGAATGACTGGACAGTGGCGGGATGGCAGATGCTTTGGGCTCGAGAGCTCGATGAGCGTCTGCTGTGTGAGCCCGATCCGGTCAAGAAGTCACTCTGGTCGAAGCTCTCTCTGGCGCGTGAGATGGCTGTCATCTATGGAAGCATTGCTTTTAGTGATGGCACCGTTCTCACGAAGTTGATACCTGGGATTATGCCGTCGGGTCGCTTGCTTACGATTTCTAGGAATTGTAAAATAGTGACGCAAGAGCGTATTCTTTATGATATCGCACATCAGAGGGAGACAAGTGCTGCTGATGTTATCGCCATGGGTGATGACTCTGTGCAGTGCAAGATTTCTGATCCTGACGAGTATGTGGTGTGGCAAAAGCAAAATGTAGGTTGCACTTACACAGTAGAGTCGAAGGTGGGCCCCTTCGAAAGCATGAATTTCTGTTCACATGAGTGGCGGAAAGATAATGCACTCGGCGTGTTCGTGCCAGTTCCGTTGAACTGGGAGCTCAACATGCATACGCTTTGTCACCCGGAGGAGAAGAAAGTCGGTAGCATAGCGAGTACACTTCGATCGCTGTGCATCGAATACTACTTCCATCCACGATTTCGAGAGCTATACTCACTGGCACAGAACCTCGCCGTTTCGAAAGAACCGGAGTGGGAGGATCTGCGTGAGAAGCAAGTAGATAACGTGTATCCTCTTAGTGAAGCGAGCATTCAAAGTATCGTTCTAGCACAGGAGAGTGCTAGCTCGGTCGATGTCTGCGGTAGTTCAGCTTTGGCTGCGCTGCTGCGAGACGACTGGCTGAGTTGGTTTGCTCCTTGTGCTTGAACGAGTATGCGCTCATCTGATCGAGATTTCGCGTGCATCCGCGGAATGTAGCAGATTATAAACACATATTATAAGTGTAAAGAATCTCTACGTCGATCGAGATGGGAAAGAAGACTAATAAAAAGCTCAAAAAGAAAGCCAAGAAGTTAGCGAAGAAAGCAGTGAAAATTGCATCTTCTGCTAGCTCGGGCCCAGCACATATTAGAGGCAAGGGAGATTTTCTCGTGCCTACTAAATCACTGAAAACTATTGCAGGAGTGCCTATTGGTGAAGCTGCCGGCACTGCTATCGGAAGCCTTTTCGGAGGCGTCGGAGGTAAAGTCGGTGGATTCATCGGTGATAAACTGCATCGAGGAATTAAGTGGCTCACTGGTTGGGGTGACTATCGCGTGCATAACGCGAAGTTCCACGACCATATGAGCGGTGCTGAGAACGGGTCAGTATTGATGAGTGGGCGCATACCTGAGTTTGCGTCCGGAGGTGGTACTCACAAGAATGTGATTTGTTTTGAGGAGCGCGTGGCGTCGATCTATAGTTCTGTCGATTTTAATTCGACGAACTTTGCGATTAACCCTGGCGTTTCACAGACTTTTCCATATCTTTCATCGTTAGCGTGCTGCTATCAGCAGTACCAGATGTTAGGATGTTTGTTCCACTTCCGTAGTCTTCTCGCCGATTCCGTTTCAACATTTCAGTCATTAGGTGAGGTGGCTATGGCAACTCAGTATGATCCTGCGAGAACTGTTGGTTTTCGCTCGATGAATGAGGTGCTAAATAGCGACTTCGCTAGCTCTAGTAAGGGTAGTAGGTCATTTTTCCATATGATCGAATGTGCTCCGAAAGAGACTGGCATTATGACTAAATACCTGAGAAATCAGGGTGTCTCAGCAGATGCTGAGCGTTGGGACGATATCGGTGATCTCCAGGTGGTGACGCAAGGTTTTCCGTCAGCTGGAGTGCTTGTAGGTGAACTGTGGGTCACATACAAAGTCGCCTTGCTGAAGCCGAGCATGAATGCTATGGTTTCTGCTAAGACATGGCATGGCAAGAACACATCAGGGACTGTGATTAATGGTGGAAATGAGACGACTTCGTCGATTTTCAGCCGTGTTTCTACAGTTACTGGTTCTAGTCTGCCTGCGATGAGTAGCTCGTTGAGTGACGGTGTACAAGGCATTTCTATGCCTAAGATTCCCGGCAATTATACGGTTACTGTTGTGTGTTACTTATCAGGTGGTACGTTGACCGGCGGCTGGACCTTTTCAACGTCGTCTTCGGACGTGTCGTTGGTATATGGTTTTGCTAATGGGCAAGCAATCGTGAGCGCTCTTACGAGCTCTTATGCGATGATGTCGATCATGTTCGACTACAGCGCGAAAACGACTGCCGGCGCAGCAGATCTTGTGTTTGGTGCTCGTCCAAATTGGACGGGTAACGCGACACCGTACTATGACTTCTTTCTCACAACTCGTGAGACTGGATTGTCACAAACTTACAATATGCTGTCAGCTAAGGATTCTCTCGAAGATCGTATCGAGAGAAGTCTTATGGCTAAGCTGAATATCACTGTGCCTGTTGTGGCTGATACAACCGCTGATTTTGTTCAACGTGTTGTTATCGGCGACAATGGTCAGATTGATAGTATTCAGCAATGGCCGTATGACGGCCCCGTCCCACCAAGTGGCGATGCTAATGCAGACGTTGCGGAAGCTGAGAGAGCGATCTCTCAAGCTGCCGCTTTGTCAGCTGCGGCATCAGCGAGCTCGCCCACTGGAGCGCAAACGCCTATGTCGGCGGCACTCATTTCTGTGCCTCCGTCTGGCGTATCGACGCCAAGTGGCAGTAGAACAGCTGTGCAGTTAGCCACTGCAGCAGCGAGTTCGCGGCGATACTTTTGAACCTCCGAACAGTTGCTCGAGGAGACTGAATGGTTTCCGGGTAGCAATCTTATTAAGTGGATTCGATGGTATCGGACGAACGAGTAGGAACCGTATTCGTTCTAAATCTAAACTCCGGTAGGAACCGGCGGGGCTAGGCAGGCTCGATGTCAACGTCTCCGTTCACATCCTCGATCTTTCACGATCCTGGTAGTGAGCGATTGACCCCTTGATGTCAGTCAATCTTGCCCTCGCCCCGGTTCGCGTGACTCCAC